CAAAATCGCAAGCCAAAAGCTAAACGTAGCAGAGGAATATGATCTAAAAGTTAATATCAACAAGCAAAAATGCTTTCGTAAAAGCGATCCGTTTATCCGCTATAACATGTTTGGTGCTGTAACTGGTCGTCTTACAACAGAGAAGAATAGTTTCCCAATCCTTACCATGAGTAAGGACTGCCGTTTTCTGTTGTCTCCAAGCAATGACGCCTTCTTGGAACTTGACTATAACGCTTGTGAACTGCGCGTTTTATTGGCGCTTAATGAACATGAACAACCAGATAGCGACTTGCATGATTGGAATATTGAAAATATCTTTGATGGCAAGATTTCTCGTAAAGATGCAAAACAAAAAATCTTTTCATGGCTTTATGATACAAAGGTAAATGAACAGGCGAATAAGTATTATAATAAAGAAAAAACGAAGCAAAAATACTATAAAAACGGCAAAATAACTAATTATTATAATAGATCAATTGAGTGCGATGAACAACATGCACTAAATTATATCATTCAAAGTACTGCTTCAGATATGTTTCTTCGTCGTGTTATAGAAATTGATAAGCTGCTTGAGGGCAGAAAGAGCAAAGTTGCATTTATGATTCACGACTCTCTTGTTATTGATCTTGCAAAAGAAGACCGTGATTTACTTGAACAGATTCAAAATACATTCTCAAATACGGAACTTGGAACATTTAAAACAAATGTGTCTATTGGCAAGAACTTTGGCGATATGAGGAAGATAAAATGATTTTTATCGGTCATGGCGGGGCTGGAAGCAAACTTGCAACAGCCTTAGCAAAGGAAACGGATTCAGAGTGTATTACAATTGATACTCGTTTGGCTGATTTGCTTTTGCCAAAGTTAAAAACTATGGAAGAGTCAGAGGAAAACACCCCTGAATTTGCAAAGCTAAAATCGATTAAAAATAAAGAAATTATTTTTATCACAGCAGGTTCTGGTAATACCTCTGGAAGTATTTTACGAATTTTAGAACAGATTAGAGACAATCAAATAGACCTTATTTATGTAAGACCAGATCTAGATTTATTAAATAAAGAACAAATCTTAAAAGAAAAAGTTGTTTATAAAGTTTTGCAGGAGTCAACGAGAGCAGGGCTATTCAGAAAAATATACCTGCTTGACAATAAAACAATTGCGAACTCTATATCCGATATCTCTCTTGAAGATTATTTTGAGAAAATTAATCAAGCAATAGTTTTTACATTTAACTTCATCAATTATATTCTTGATGAAGAGTCAACAATAAGAGAGAACTTGACAGAAACAAAGGAGGTGAGTAGAATATGCACATTCGGTAACTACAATTTTGATGAAGAGAAGGAAAGCTATTTCTTTCCAATACAAAACATAACAGAAAAATATTTGCTTTATTGTCTTTCTAAAAAGACCACACAAGATAAAAACGTCCTCGAAAAGATTTCGAATCAGATTAAGAAGGCATCAAAAGATAATGTCAATGCAACATACAAAATTGTTTCAAGCACAGATTCTGACTACGTTTTCAACATCTGCTTCACACATTTTATTCAGGATTGACAACCGTGATCAACTTTGATACTATACTACACATCAGCGGGGCAGAGATAGACAGCCTGCCCTATAACCAAGGAGAAAAATAAAATGGGTATTGATATTAGTAAAATGAAACAAAAACTAAACGCTCTTCACACAAAGGGTGGTGGATCTTCAACTAAGTTTTGGAAGACCCCCGATGGAGAGAGTGTGATTCGTGTCGTTCCGACACCAGACGGAGATCCATTTAAGGAGTTCCACTTTCACTATAATGTTGGTGGAGAGAATGGCTTCCTATGCCCCAAGAAGAATTTTGGTGACGAGTGCAAGGTTTGTGAGTTTGTCTCGACCCTTTACAAAGGCAGCGAGGAAGATAAAGCAAACGCTCGCAAACTTGTGTCAAAACAACGCTTTGTGTCGCCTATTCTAGTTCGTGGCGAAGAGGATAAAGGCGTTCAGCTATTCTCATATAGCAAAAAAGTTTATGAGACACTACTTCAGCTTGTAATCAATCCAGATTACGGCGATATTTCGGACGCAGAGGAGGGTATCGATCTTGTCCTAACTTATGGAAAAGCCCCCGGTGCCATGTTCCCAACAACTACAGTAACTCCACGCCGTCGTAGTTCCCCGATTGTTGCGGATAAAAAGCAGCGTGATGAGCTACTTTCGGTAAGCGTAGATTTTGCAAATCTATTTGAGCGTAAAACGCCAGAGCAAGTTTCGCAAGCGCTGGATCGTTTCCTGTCTGGTGACGATGGCAGCAGCGCAGACGATGAAGGCGAGGTCAAATACGCTGGCACTTCAAGCAAGTCGGCAGTCGATGACGCATTTGACGATTTGTTGAAATAAAACTATTGACATTTGTTAAAGCAAAGCCTATACTAAAACAAAATTTGGTATAGGCTTTGTTCATTAAGGAGTATTATGGCTAGAGGTCAAAAACAAAAAGAAGAGAAAGGTCGTATAGGCATCTCGCAGTTGCGCGAGATGATTAATAAAAAAGCAGGCGCGAACGTCGCGTTTGACTTAACGCAAGATAATCCATCAGATGTTACAGAATGGATTAGTACTGGTTCCCATGTATTAGATAGTATCATTTGCCGTGGTAAAAAAGCAGGCATTCCTGCTGGTCGCATCACAGAATTAGCTGGTCTAGAAGCATCTGGTAAATCATACCTTGCTGCACAAATTGCGGCTAATGCACAGAAGCAAGGTTTTGACGTTGTTTATTTTGATTCAGAATCTTCACTTGATTCTGACTTTTTAGCAAAGGCTGGTTGCGATGTTGCAAATATCATTTATGCACAAGCAACTTCAATTGAGTTTGTTCTTGAGACAATAGAAGAACTACTCGGCTCTAATCAAAATAAAATGTTGTTTATTCTGGATTCGTTTGCATTTACTCCATGTTTGGCAGATCTAAATGGAGATTTCAATCCACAATCTAGCATGGCAATGAAGCCTCGAATTATGTCAAAAGGTCTGACGAAACTTATTCAGCCTATTGCAAATTCAGGTTCAGCCTTCTTGGTTCTAAATCAGCTAAAACAAAACATTGTCACTGGTCCAACTGCTCACGTTGAGATGATGATCAATCCTTATATTGTACCGGGTGGTAAAGCTCTTGCTTACGCTTATTCGTTGCGTATTTGGTTGACTGGACGTAAGAGTAAATCAAGTTATGTTATCTCTGATAACGGATTCCGCATTGGTAGCGAAACAAAATGTACTCTCAAAAAGAGCCGTTTTGGTACGGAAGGTCGCGAATGCTCTATTAAACTGTTATGGGGCGGTGAGCGTATCCATGTTCAAGATGAAGATGCTTGGATGGAAATTCTCAAAAACTCTGAGCATGTTACAGTTGGACCTTGGTGGTCAATTAAATATGCCGATGGAAGTATTGCTAAATTCCGTTCTGCTGAATTTATGCAAGAGCTTGCAAACGCTAAATTCCGTAATCGTGTAATTGAAATTGTTGAGGAAGAGCTTGTTTCAAAGTTTGATCAACAAAAAGGTAATGCAGCTAATTATTACAATGTTGATGGCACACTAGAAGGCATCACAGAGGAAGAGGAATAAAATGGCAAAATCAGAAGCAAGTTTAAATAAAAATGGCAAAAGAGGTCACTCACGACCTAAAAAAACTCGTCAGGGTTGCAGTTGTAATACAAAGTACGCATCTCATAAAAGATCAAAATTGTATAAAAAAAAATATCGTGGTCAAGGAAGGTAAATACAAAACTATTTATAAGCGTCTTGACTTTGCATGAAACACCCCCTATAATGAATTGTAAGATTTGTTATAGGGGGTTATTTTTATGCAGAATGACGAATCAGAAAAGAATGTAAAAAATCCTGATTTTCTTTGGGAGGTTCCAAAAGATGACGGCAAGCAACGTACTTTACAGGAAGTGCAAGAAGTCATACGACCAAGCGACGATTCAGGAAACGATACAAACACTAAATGAAGCTTTAGACAAAAATAAAACATCTACCATGAGTTTATCAGCCAATCAAATTGGCATTGATGAAAGCATTTGTATCGTCCGTGTTACAAGAGAACTTATACTTATAAATCCAGAGATCATAGAACACTCAACAGACACATTTCAGTTTCACGAAAGTTGCATTTCATTTCCTAGCACTTATGTGAAAGTAAACCGATATAAGAAAATTGTTGTCAAATCAGATAATAATGGTCTTCTGGATTTTGAGTTCAGAGAATATGATAATCTTAACAATATAGAATTAGCCTGCGTTCAACATGAGATTGATCATTTGAACGGTATTACAATGTTTGATAGGAAAAAATGAGATATATGATTATTGACAGCCTCAATCAATTTTTGAGATCGCTTGTCGTTAATCCCACCTTGTCTCCAAATGGTCAGCCCATTGGTGGTATGTGCGGATATTTAAAAACTTTACAAAAACTTACAAGAGAGATTAAGCCCGACCGAATAATCATTTGTTGGGATGGTCAAGACGGTTCTTCGCGCCGTCGAGCGCAAGATAAAAACTACAAAGAAGGTCGCAAGCCCCTGCGCTTAAATTGGGACAACCTTCAGACAGAAGAAGAGACATTAAAAAATAAACTATGGCAGATGGGCAGGCTTATGGAATATATGAATAATATGCCAATATGCCAGTTTATGTTCGATGCCACAGAAGCTGACGATATTATATCAATCGTTTGTAATGAGCTTGAAGAAGAACAAAAAGTCATTATTTCGTCCGATAAGGACTTTTATCAACTGGCAGACGATAAGACAATTATCTTCAGACCAGTTCAAAATCAGATTATAAATAAGAAAAAAATCATAGATGAGTTTGGCATACATCCAAATAATTTTGCAATTTCTAGAGCTATTTGCGGCGACAATAGCGACAATCTACAGGGCGTCAAGGGCGCAGGATTACCAACAATAGCCAAACGATTTCCCTTCTTAAAAGAAGAAAAATCTGCAACTTTTGATGATATCTATTCACACTGTTCAGAAAACAAGGGCAGCGTTAAACTGTTTGAAAGTATTTTATCTTCCAAAGATGTAATTCAAAAAAATTATAAACTTATGCAGCTATATGCGCCGTCTACTCAACCAAGCGTAAAACAAACTGTTCGTGATTCTTTAAAAGAATATCCACAAGAATTTAATAAAAATGAAGTTCGAAAAATGTTGATGATGGATGGAATAGGTGAACTTGATTGGTCAGATCTATTTTCATCCATGAACAAGATTACGGCTACTTAAAAAGAGCTTGCCACCGCTCTCAAACCGTGGTATGATGCATTCATAATTGGGAGTCCACATAATGTCCGCACAGCAAAATGAAAAAGTTGATTTTTCAAAATTTGGTAAAAACTTTCAAGAAAAACTTGTACATTTAATGTTCCGCGATCGTTTATTTTGCGACCAGATGCGCGAAGTAATGGATCTTAATTTTCTAGAAACCTCACATCTGCAAGTATTTACACGCAAAATCTTTGAGTATAAAGATAAATATCAAACTCATCCATCTGAACAAACAATGGCTACCATTGTGCGTTCTTCACTTGAGACAGAAGATGAATCAACTCAAAAGCTTGTGCGTGAATATTTCGCACGAATTGTTGCTGATAAAGAAATTGAAGATGCAGAGTTTGTAAAAACAACTGCTCTAGATTTTTGCAAGAAGCAAAAGTTGAAAGAAGCAATTATTAAATCAGCAAAACTACTACAAAAGTCCGCCTCCTATGACGAAATTAAGAATGTTGTTGACAGTGCTATTCGTTTGGGTAGTGACAATAATTTCGGTTATGATTATCAAGTTGATTTTGAGAAAAGATTCGAATATCATTCGCGGAACGCAGTTTCCACGGGATGGAAAGAAATAGATGATATTACTGGCGGAGGTCTTGGTCGTGGCGAAATGGGCGTTATTATTGCAGGTACTGGTGGCGGTAAGTCCTTTAGCCTTGTGCATATTGGTGCCAACGCTATTCTGTCTGGCAAAACTGTAGTTCACTACACTCTTGAGTTGTCTGACGTAAGTGTTGGCAAGCGCTATGACAGTTGTATTACTGGTATTGAGCTTAATGCTCTAAATACCAATAAGGATCGTGTCTTTAGCACAATCAAAGAACTTGTAAAAGGCAAATTGATTATTAAAGAATATCCAACTCGTACTGCAAGTGTTCTTACTCTTCGTAATCACATTATGAAGCTTAAAAATGCTGGAACAAACGTTGACGTAATTATTGTAGATTATGGCGATCTTCTTGTAACAAAAAATGGTTCGGGGCAGAAATGGATCGATATGGAAACTATTTATGAAGAGTTGCGTGGTTTGGGTCAGGAATTCCAATGCCCAATCTGGACTGCCTCTCAAGTAAATCGTAGTGCTTCAGAGTCAGAAGTTATTACGATGGATGGAATTGCTTCAGCATTTAGTAAATGTTTCGTAGCAGATTTCATTTGTTCAATGGCTCGTAACTCCAGTGCAAGAGGTGGAAACTCGGCTCGTATGTATGTAGCGAAAAACCGCAATGGTCCTGACGGCGGCATTTTCCCTGTTTATATTGATCTCTCAAGAGCCAAGATTGAAGTACTAGCAAAAGCAACAGAAACAGTTGATTCTGTGCGCGAGGAATCTTCCAAGCGTCAAGCAGAATCTCTAAAAGAGAAGTATAAAAAATTCAAAAAATCATTTGAAATAGATGAAGAAGAAGAGGATTAAAAATGGATGTTTCACAAAAAATTCTAAGCGACATTACCCATCACATGAAGTATGCTCGCTTTCTCAAAGATGAGTTTCGCAGAGAGGTTTACGAGGATACTGTGCGTCGAAACATGAACATGCACATCGCCAAGTTTCCTGAATTAGCTCAGGAAATTCAAGATGCTTATAGTTATGTTTTTGATCGCAAAGTATTGCCATCAATGCGTTCAATGCAGTTTGGTGGGCGTCCGATTGAGGTAAATCCAGTCCGTATTTTTAATTGCGCGTTCTTGGCAGTTGACGACATTCGTGCCTTCAACGAGATCATGTTTCTTCTTTTGGGAGGAACTGGTGTTGGCTATTCAGTGCAAAAGCACCATGTCGAAAAATTACCTGAAATTCGCAAGCCAAACCCCAAGCGTACTCGTCGCTTTTTGGTTGGTGACAGCATTGAGGGATGGGCTGACTCAGTAAAAGCTCTGATGCGCTCTTATTTTGAGGGCGGATCAAAGGTTGTATTTGATTTCCGCGACATTCGTCCAAAGGGAGCAAGGCTAATTACTGCTGGTGGTAAAGCACCCGGCGCACAGCCATTAAAAGAGTGTCTATTAAAAGTTGAAGGAATGCTGGAGGGCAAACAAGACGGTGACAAACTTGAACCAATTGAAGTACACGATATTATCTGCTATATCGCGGATGCCGTATTGGCTGGTGGAATTAGACGTTCTGCTCTTATTTGTCTCTTTAGTGCAGATGATGATGAAATGATCGCATGTAAATCAGGTCATTGGTGGGAAACCGCTCCACAGCGAGGTCGTGCCAATAATTCTGCTGTTATTTTGCGTCACAGAATAACAAAAGAATATTTTATGGATATATGGGCACGCATCAAAGCATCTGGTGCTGGCGAACCCGGCATTTTCCTTACAAATGATAAAGAATGGGGCACAAACCCTTGTGCCGAGATCGCTCTTCGTAGTAATCAATTCTGCAATCTATGTGAGGTAAATGTTAGCGATCTTGAATCTCAAGAAGATTACGAGGCAAGAGTTAAAGCTGCCGCATTTATTGGAACACTTCAGGCAACTTATACTGACTTCCATTATCTGCGCGATGTTTGGCGTCGTACAACAGAAAAAGAGGCTCTACTTGGTATTGGCATGACTGGTATTGCATCTAATAAAGTACAAAAGCTTGACATGAAAAAGGCTGCAAAGGTTGCCGTAGAAGAAAACAAGCGTGTTGCTGGTATACTAGGCATTAACCCCGCTGCTCGCGTAACTACAGTAAAGCCTAGTGGTACTACTTCTTTGATCTTGGGCACTAGTAGTGGTGTCCATGCTTGGCATAACGACTATTACATTCGTCGTATCCGTGTCGGCAAGAATGAAGCTATCTACTCCTACCTACTACAAAATCATCCAGAGTTGGTAGAAGATGAATACTTC